ATGGTAAAGAAGATGAAGAAGATGGGTAATACTTCAGTTCCTTATGGTAGTGGTTATAAAAAAGCAAAAAATATAAAAGAAAGTCTTGACTCGTATATGGAAAGTGTTGTATATTCTATTGTTGAGAATGGGGATAGTACATCTAATTTGGTCGAAAAAAAAAATAAAAAAGTCATCGGAGTATTTGGTGGTAGATTCCAACCATTTCACAGTGGACATTTAGCTACTTATAAGTGGTTAAGTAAAAGAGTAGACGAAGCTTATATAACCACATCTAATATAAAACAACCACCACGACATCCATTGAACTTCAAAGAAAAAGTTCAACATATGGTTAAGATGGGTATTCCTAAAAATAGAATCATAGAGGAAAAATCACCTTATGTAGCAAACAATCTTTTGAAAAAATTTAATGCTGATGATACAGCAGTCGTTTACGCTTTTGGTGAAAAGGATGCTGGTAGGTTAAAAGCTGGTACAAAAAAGAGCGGTGGTAAAACTTACTATCAAGACTTTTTAAAAAACAAAAACAATTTAGAGGGATTTGATTTACACGGATATTTTATAACAGCACCAAAATCAGGTAATGTTAGTGGCACTCAAATGAGACAATTATTAGGAGACCCTAATATAGATGAGAAACAAAGACAGAAATTATTTAAAAGCTCATTTGGTTACTTTGATAAGGGTGTCTACAATATGATGACAAAAAGTTTCAAAAAACTATTTGAATCATTAATATTAACAGATGAGTTGATAGAAGAATTTTTATTGGAAGCTACAGCGACACCAGCTGGTAATTTAGATGACGGTCCTTCGACATTTTACAAAGATTACAATAATTACAAAAAAGTTTCTACAGAATGGTTAAATTCGTTGTATGACAAAGCTGGTTGGAAAGTGGTGGATTACATATTAGATGATAAAGCAAAAAATAGTTTAGAAACAAAATATCATTCAGTACCTCTAACATACTTAGACCACGGACAAGCTACTGGCTCTACTAGAGCAGTTAATAAATACAAAAAGTGGATGGAAGAGGTTGTTAGACCATTAGGTTGGGAAATAGTAAATTGGATGGGAAGCTCAGCTGCTATTGATAATATTATAGGTAGTTTGTTTGCAGCTGGTGCAGATGCTGACTCATATGAAGGTGATGAAATAGATTTAAAAGAACAAATAGATAGTAAAAGTAAATTAAAACAAAGAAGTAAAGAAAAGGAGTTACTGCTTATGGGAGGAGCTTACGGACATTTAAGCCATCCATTCGATGATAAAAATCTTACATTTTCAGATTTTAGAACACTAATTATTAATACGCTACAAGGTAATCTTAGTAGCGAAGGGGCAGTTACAGAAAAAACAGACGGACAAAATATAATGATAAGTTGGAAAAATAATAAACTTATCGCTGCTCGTAATAAAGGGCATATTAAAAATTACGGAGCAAATGCATTAGACATTAATGGTGTGAAAAATATGTTTGCTGGTAGAGGTGAAATTGAAAAAGCATTTACTTACGCTATGAGAGATTTACAGGTAGCAGTTTCAAAGTTATCAGATGCACAAAAAAATAAGATTTTTGGCGAAGGTAAAAAGTTTATGTCTTTAGAAGTTATATATCCTAAAACAGCAAATGTGATACCTTACGACAAATCTCTACTACAATTTCACGGAACAATAGAATATGATTCTGATGGTTCTCCAATGGGAGAAAATAGAGAAAGTGCTAGAATGTTAGCTGGTATGATAAAGCAGATAAATCAAGATGTTCAGAAAGCATTTAAGATAACAAAACCATTTGTAGCTAATTTACCAAAAGTAAAAGATTTCAGTAAAAGACAAAGTTACTTTTTAGGTAAGCTAAATCAACTTCAAAAAAGATATGGGTTAAAAAAGACGGATACATTATCTGATTATCACCAGGCTTATTGGTTAGAGTTTATATTTAATGGTGCTAAACAAACTGATTACAAAAACCCTGATAATAGAATTATGATGAAGTTAGTTAAAAGATGGGCATTTTTTGATAAGTCGTATAAGATACCTCAGATTAAAAAAGATTTACAAAAGTATCCAAAGTTTTTAGATTGGGTTCTATCTACTGATAAGAATGACCATTCTAAACTACAGAAAAAACATATAAGAGATTGGGAAGTTCTTTTCTTTGAATTGGGTGCAGAAGTTCTAAGTAATATGAAAGATTTTATAGCAGCTAATCCCGATAAAGCTGTACAAAAAATGAAAAATGATTTAACAAAGGTAATATCACAGGTAAAAAATGCCAAAGATCCATCTAAATTGGAAATGTTAAAAACACAATTAGATAGATTAAAGGCGTTAGGCGGTTTGGATAGAATAATTCCAAGCGAAGGAATTACTTTTGTATTTAAAGGAAAGGTATTTAAGTATACAGGCGCATTTGCTCCTGTAAATCAAATATTAGGTATGTTAAAATATACGAGGTAGGTTATGGCATATAGTAAAGAAGCAGCAAGACAAAACCAAGCATTAAAAGATTTACTAGCTGGTAGAACTCCTGAAAAAAGAGTTATGGTTGGTTATAAAGGTAAAGAAAAAGAAAGTGGTGACATAGAAAGTCCACTAACGGACATAATGTCGAAGGTTAGAATGCCAATGTTTTGTCCTAAATGTGATGTTGTTATGAAAAAACGATTAGACGACAAAATGTGGAGAATGTTTGGACATTGTTTTGATTGTCAAATAAAAATAGAAAACAAACTACGCATTTCTGGTGAATATGAAGAATGGGCTGAGAATAAAATTAGAAACAATAAGATATCTTTTATAAAAGATACAATACAACAATTAGAGGAATGGAAAAAACAATCACTTCCTGAGTGGTACAATAATGTTGGTGTTAATTATCCTATGTTAGAAAAAGAAAAATGGGATGTTGATATGGAAAAAGTAGCAAAAGAAGCCGATGAGGCTATAGAAAAATTTACTGAAGAATTAAAAAAATTGGAGGATGTAGAATGAAGCTTTGGAAAATAATACTTGGATTCTTAGGACTTGTAGGTGGATTGTTTGCAGCTAATTCAGCTAAAAGTAAAAAAGTACAGGAACTAAAGAAAGTTATAAAAGAAAACAAAAAAGAAGAAAAGAAAGTTGAAAAACAAATCAAAGAATTAGAAGAAGCTAAAAGCGCTTCAAAAAAAGAGGTAGGTAATCTAAAGAGAAAACTTACTATATCTAAAAAGAAAACAGAAAAGATGCAAGAGGCTTATGATAATGATGAAGTAGAATCAGCCGAAGAGTTTCTTAGAAAGTTTGCTAAAAGTAAATGAGGCTCAGTATGAAAATATTAAAATATTTTTTAATAATCTTTTTTGCTATGTCTATGGTTAGAAGTCAAGACACTTTTACTAAAGAAGAAGCATTAGAGATGATAAAACAAAGAGATGCACAATGGGAAGATAAGATTGCTAAAGCTAATACATTGATAGAATTTCAAAAAATTACTATTGCTAAATCTGATTCGGTTATTATTAAATTAGAAGAACAAGCAAAATTAGATACATTAGTAATGTTAGCACAGAAAAAACAAATTGATTTACTAAAATCACGTGATGAATCTAATGAAAAGATGATTGATTTAGTTGAAAAGAAATGGTACGAAAATCAATACCTTTGGTTGGGTATAGGATTTATTTTAGGAAAGATATAATGAAACCAGGTGTTCTAAAAGAGGTAATAAAAAAAGAGTATCAAAAATGTGCTCAAGACCCAATATACTTTTTGAAAAAATATTGTGTCGTTCAACATCCAATGAAAGGTAAAGTTCCTTTTCATTTATATGAGTATCAAGAAAAATCTTTGAAAACTTTTGAAGAACACAGATTTAATGTTATTTTGAAAGCACGACAATTAGGTTTATCAACATTAACTGCAGGATACTCACTTTGGATGATGACTTTTGGACAAGATAAAAACATATTAGTTATTGCCACCAAACAAGATACTGCTAAAAATTTAGTGACTAAGGTAAGAGTAATGCACGCCAACTTACCCTCTTGGTTAAAACAGAAGTGTACGGAAGATAACAAACTATCTCTACGATACAACAATGGTTCACAGATAAAAGCTGTATCGAGTGGTGAGGATAGTGGTCGTTCAGAAGCGTTATCACTACTAATATTGGATGAGGCTGCTTTCATCGATAAGATTGAACCGATATGGGCTGCTGCTTCACAGACACTATCTACTGGTGGACAATGTATCGCACTTTCTACACCTAATGGTGTTGGTAATTGGTTTCATAAGACTTGGGTTGGAGCAGAAGATGGAACAAACGATTGGAATTGGATTAAGTTACATTGGAATTTACATCCTGAAAGAGATGATGAATGGAGAGCAGAACAAGACAAACTATTGGGTCCTTCACTAGCGGCTCAAGAATGTGACTGTGATTTTATCACTTCAGGTCAGACTGTTATAGATGGTGTTATATTAGAGGAGTATAGAGAAAGACAAACTCAAGACCCATTAGAAAAAAGAGGTGTTGATAGTAACCTTTGGATATGGCAACCACCAAACTACACAAAAGATTATGTGTTGAGTGCTGATGTTAGTAGAGGAGATGGTTCAGATTACTCAGCTTTTCACGTGATGGAAATAGAAACTATGGAACAGGTAGCTGAATATAAGGGTAGAATGTCTACAAAAGATTTTGGTAACTTATGTGTCAATGTTGCCACAGAATATAACAACGCTTTATTAGTCGTTGAAAACAACAATATAGGTTGGGCTGCTCTACAACAATGTATTGATAGAGGATACGAAAACCTATTTTACACAAGTAAAGATTTAAAGTATGTAGATACAGAACATCAAATAAATAATAGATATAGAACACAAGATAGAAATATGGTAGCTGGTTTTTCTATGACAATGAAGACAAGACCATTAGTAATCGCTAAATTAGAAGAATATTTTAGAGAAAAGTCAGTAATTGTCCGTTCAAATCGATTAATTGATGAGTTGTTTGTATTTATATATAATAACAATAAAGCTGAAGCGATGCAGGGGTATAACGATGATTTAGTTATGAGTTTTGCTTTGACTCTTTGGGTAAGAGATACTGCATTAAGGTTAAGAAATGAAGGAATAGAATTAACTAAGAAAACTTTGAGTGGGGTAGCAAATCAAATGTTACCACAAAAACCAACTAATCAAACTAACGCTTGGGAAATGGAAGTAGGACCCAATGGAGAAAAAGAATCGTTAGATTGGTTAATTAATTAAGAGGTAAAACTATGGCAGAAAAAGATTTATTTTCAAGACTAAAACGACTTTTTTCTACGAATACAATTGTTCGTAATATTGGTGGAAAGAAGTTAAAGATTGTAGATACAGGACAGCTACAATCTAATGTACAAACAAATTTGGTTGATAGATATAATAAATTATATTCCAATATGCAACAATATGGATATAATGACCAATTATATCAACAGCAACTTCGTTTAGGATTATTTAGAGACTATGAGTCTATGGATACAGATTCTATAATCGCTTCTGCGTTAGATATCTATTCTGATGAATCTACAATGAAAAATGAGTATGGTAAAGTATTGGATATTACAACTGATAATGACCAAATACACGATATACTTCATAACCTATTTTACGACATATTAAATATAGAATTTAATCTATGGCCTTGGGTTCGTAATATGAACAAATATGGTGACTTCTTTTTGCAGTTAGAAATTACCGATAAGTATGGCATTACGAATGTAACACCAATGTCAGCTTATGATGTGGCTAGAATGGAAGGACACGATCCCGACAATCCACAATTAGTTCAGTTTCTACTAACACCACAAGGTGATTCTAACAGACATACTGCTAAACAGAAAGACCCAAAGAAATTTGAGAATTATGAAGTAGCTCACTTCAGACTACTTTCGGATTCCAATTATGTTCCTTATGGTCGTTCTATGTTAGAGGGTGGTAGAAAAGTTTGGAAACAATTAACTCTTATGGAAGACGCTATGTTGATACATCGTATTATGAGAGCACCAGAGAAAAGAATATTTAAATTAGATATTGGTAACATACCACCAGCTGAAGTTGATAACTTTATGCAACAGACAATCAATAAGATGAAGAAGGCTCCTGTAATCGATGAGAAAACAGGTGATTACAATCTTCGTTACAATATCCAAAACCTTACAGAAGATTTCTTTTTACCTGTAAGGGGTGGAGATAGTGGAACTAATATCGAAAGTTTAGCAGGGTTAAGTTACGATGCTGTAGAAGATATTGAATATTTAAGAAACAG